TTAGTTAACCAAATCTCAAACTCATCAAGACTTGATGACTCATTTTGTAAATCTTTTAATATATCGTCAAAGTTTGCCATATATAAATTATACCCTTAAATGTTTACCACGTCAACTGGACCCATGCAAGATGGACTAAATTTTATTGCTGCATTTACCGCTCCAACAACTCTTTTGCGAGGATCCTTAGATTTTTCTGTAGCATTTAAATATCCGTAAGCGTATTCTGCACCTGAACCCATTGCTAAATAATCTAAATTATATTTAGATAAAGACATATCAATAGCATTGTGTTCATATATTTGACCTTTAACACAAATAATAAGACCTAAATCACCTTCTTTAGTAGTATCTACCCACCAGTTATTATAAAAATCTCTAAGTTGTTTAATAAACTTAGTTTGCATAAACTTATCTAAATCTTTTATATCTGGAACATATGGATTAAAATTATAACGAATACGTTCACCATCTAGCGCTCCAGCATATCCAATTAAATATGGACCAAGTTTCCAAACTTTTGGAGAGGTTAATGAAAGGATGGTGTTATCGTCTGAGGCACCACGATCACCAGCCATGTAGATTTTATTTTCATGACGAACTACAGCCAAGACTGTCATATAGAAAATCCCCTCAGAGTATACCCTTTAAGTATAGCAAATGATTATTGCTTAGTCAAACACCCTTATTTAATGGTTTGACCACATGCTGAGCATGTTTTTGGTTTAGCAGCACCTTTTTTAGCAGTACCCGCAGGGGCAGAGCCAAACTTAGGTCTACCAAACCCTACAATAGAAACCATAATTCCTTTTTTATTTTTCTTAAAGGCACGAAGTTTTTTACAAACCTCTCCACCATTGCGTTGGCTACCTTTAGGATCTCCAGAAGTGTTACCTTCAACACACCAGACTGTTCCATCCCCATTGTCTGCTACTACTATTGCTACGTGGCTAATTCTGTCTACCCCGTCAGATGGAAAATCAAAGTATGCAATGTCTCCTGGTTCTGGATCTGCTAAATCTCCGTCAATCCAAGATCCTGCTTTTTTAAATGCTTGTGCTCCACCTGGAGTATAAACAGTATTTGGAATTTTTACTCCTGCTTCATTAGCACACCAGTTTACAAACGAACCACACCATGGCTGAAAGTCTGCTTTAGTAAATTTACCATACTTGGTTTCGTTATCTTTAGGACCTTCAACAGTTCCTACTTCTGCAGTAGCAACTTCAATAAGACGGGCTGCTGTACCTTGTTCCGCCATTATTATTTATCCCAATTTGCATCAACAGGTTGTTCTTCTGGCATTGCTCCGTCAGGCTTGTTTAATCTACGTGCTCTAGCATCATCAATTTCTGATTCAAGTTTTTTATCTGCCATTGTATTTTTGGCATCAACCTCTTTGTTTGCAATCTGTGCTGCCATAACATCTTTAGCGCCAGATGATCCTATAAGAAGACCAGCAAGTGTTCCTGTAATAAATGTTGCTACGCTACCAAGAACATTAAAAAACATTTTATCGTTTTCTGATTGTCCTGTAATTGGCTGGGTAACAAATATTAATGCATATAAAATTCCTAATGATGTACACAATAAAATTGTTCCAAGTGTGATTCCTAATATAAACTTTAATCTTGCATCTAAATCTTGAGGCGATAATCTTTCTTTAGCCATTTACTGTTTCCTCCACTTTTAGTTGTTCTACTAAGTCTTCTGGACATGCTCCATCAGCCGTACAAATTGGTGGTTTGCATTCTGCTGATTCCCAGTTTACTGGGTTTTGGCATGGATATCTATAGTGACCATCATATCCACAACCAGACAATCCTAGTGTTAGGATGCTTGATAGTAGGAGTATGCTTAGTTTTGACATACTCCCATTATACCAAACTTATTCGTCTTCTTTACGGATTCCTATGGTTGCAAACCATATGGCTACCGATGCTAGGGTTACATACCCTACTACCGTCTTTGCGCTGCCCTCTAAAACCACCCATGCTACAAAGAAGCCCAGGAATGTAAAGTTTTCATTTAGGGCTGCCATACCCCATTGTTTTAACTTTTTCATTTTATCTCCTTCTTCTAGGTGCAGTAGCAACAATTAATTGACCAGCAATAATTGTTACAACTACAATATCTTCTGCTTTTTCACGTTCTGGTATAGACATGTCAGCACCCATGCTGAGTAAGGCTTTACCCAACTCACATTTTTGCTCTTCTGTCAAACCTTCAATTGCTTCATCTGGATTAAAACAAGTAGCAACCGCATCTAATAATGCTGCTGGACTTTCTAATACAAGCAATGCTGAAGCCACCTCTGCAGTAATAACCACAGGGTTACCGCTAGCATCTTCTCTTACTTCTACTGGAATTAATGGTGGAAGGTCACGATATTCAAGTCCCGCCGATTCTATGTTTGCAGCAGTTACGGGTGTTCCTTCTGCTGATGTTACCAATACATCTGCAACTAGATCCTTTTCTGCTAAAGTAAATTTACCGTCTTCAGATAAGGCTTCAGATAAATTAACAACTTCTGCAGTTGTTATTTCTCCATCTGCAGATAACATTTCTGTAATAAAATCTGCTTCTGATTCTGTTAGTCCGCCTTCTGATAATACAGATGAAACTTCTGCAGCAATTTCTTCAGATACCTCTCCGCCCTGAGCAATTGCTTCCAATACTTCTGAAACTTCAGATGCATCTAAACCACTATCTGCAACTAAATCACTAACTATGTCTTGTATTTGTTCTACAGATAAGGTATCATTATCTTGTGCTATTTCTTCAAAAGAATCCTGATTTTCTTCAAGAATACTTTCTAGTTCATCGTTGGATGAAGATTCATCAGATTCAGGTGTATCCGTTTCGGGAAATTCAGTTTCTTCAGAAGGCACTTCTTCAACAGGGACTTCTTCCACAGGAGTTTCCTCTACAAGAGTCTCTTCTGTTTCTGTACTCTCCTCTTCAGTTAGAGTGGTCTCGTCTGGTAAAGTTTGTTCAGGCGCATAAATAAAAGATGGTTGTGAGGGAGCCTCAATAATTTCTTCTTCTGGTGCGGGTATAGAAATAACAACTTCTGTATATTCACTTACAGGTCCAGACCAGTTAGCAATTCTAACAGTATAGGTAGAGCCTTCTGTCAAACCAGTTAGTTCTATAGATTCTGGAGCGCCGTCTGTATTATAAGTGCCACCCTCATATGGATTTTCTGCATCTGGATCATTCGTTATTACTTGATAAAACCAAGTATTGGCTGTGTATCCTTCTGGCAATTCAGGCGTAATAACAACTGTCGTTCCTTCAATTACTGGTTCTGATAACACTGGGGCTGGAGTAGGAATATGACTATTAATTGCTGTAATTAACTCTTGAGCATTTGTATTTAATTGTGTTTGTAAGTTTGTCTTACTAGATACCGCTGAGTTTACGACATTAGTTAAAGATGTTGTATTAATAGCATTTATTGCTGATGTGTTTGTAGTATTTTGAGCAACTACTGGAGTAAGGCTTGAGTTTAACTGTGCAATAGTTGCATTTGCTGCATCAACTGCTGCTTGAACTGTTTCTGTGTTTGGATCTACATACGGAGTAAATGCTGCACCTTGACTTATTTGTCCAGCAAAACCTGTTCCAACATTAGTATCTGTAATTGGAATAAGTGCGCCATTGGCTGTTTCTCTAACATTAAATCTTGCTTGATCTGGTATTGGTCCTGTTGCAGTAACATCTGCTATCCATGCACCATCGTTTGGATTTACATCAGCATTAAATCTTATTTGAACCATCTGTGTAGAAGCGTCTTGTTGTGGAAATGGGCGAAGGTCCCAAGCAATATCTAAACTTGTTCCAGTAGTTGCATATGTAATTCCTGTTCCTGTACTCCAAGTTGTCCAGTCCCATCCTGCTATAGATACTGATGGTGCGTCTGGAGTTTGATAATAAACCCATCCTTCATTTACGCCAAATGTAATTGTTGCATTTGATCCTACATAAACATTGTTATAGAGAGTCCCACCCATTAATAAATTAAACGGTAGATTCATAAGAACACCAGCATCATCTACTCCAGCCAAAACATTTGTGCTAGTTCCAATCGTGGCTTGCAAATCATTTACTGCTGTCTGAGCATTATCAATTGCAATGTTGGCTTGAGTTAACTCGGTTTGTGCTGTGGCCTGTGCGGTTGTTGCTGTTGTTTTTGCTTCAACTGCTTCAGATATTTGTACTTGTGCAGTTGATGTGTCAATATTATTTATAGAGGTTTGTGCTGTTGTAATTGTATTTTTTGCATCTATAACTATTTGAGAACTTTGATCTATTGGTGTAACAGATAAATCTACAGAACTAATTGTGGCTGTTGCTGTGTCTACTAAGGCTACGTCTAATTGTGCTACTGCTACTGTGGCTGTCACTGTATCTACCGCTGCCTGAGCCTCTACCCTTTCAGCAACTGCTACTGTTATGGTGGCGGTGGCAGTGTCCGTGGCTGTAATAGCCTGTTGAACCTCTGTAGTGGCTGTTGCAAGGGCTGTATTAACTGCTTGTTGAGCAGGGCTTACAACAACTTGTTCTTGATTTTCTGTAGCATGAGCACGATCAGGAGCCATTATCCCAAAAATTGTTAAACACAACCCTACCCCAAAGGCTAATACTAGTCTTCGTTTAAGGTTAGTCAATTATAAGGCTCTCCAATGTGTAATTATATTAGTAATTATACCATTTTTATGCAATAAAAAAGAGGGTAGAAATTAATCTACCCTCAATTTTTATAAGGAGTTGTTAAGCCTTAACCTTTTTCTGAATCTTTAATACAAGATTAGTCAAGGTTGTGATTAATGTCTTAAGTTGTGCAACGGTTACAGTTAATGCAGCCACAGCAGCAAGTGCTTGTGATGCTGAATCAGTTACTGTTGCAGATGCTGACACCTTTACTTGACCTGCTGTTGGTAAATCAGTTCCACCAGTTGCGCTTATAGTAACTGCTCCTGCAGATAATGGCATATAAACTTTGTAAGTTTTTACACCATTTGCGTCAGTTGTAATAGATGTTGCAGTAATGGTATCGCTTGATCCACCAAAGGAATAACTTGTAGTAATTCCTGTAGAAGCAAGTAGGCTAGCATATGTCTTTCCAGACAATACTGCACCTGTTGCATCAACTGGTGAAAGAGTAATTGTGGCTTGCTCTCCTGCTACATAGTTTGCTTTATCAAAAGCCAACTTAATAGAAGCAACGGCAGCCTCTACACGCACAGTAACTGTGTCTGCAGAAATTGTTCCACTCTTTACTACTAAACCTACTGAACCAGTCTTAACACCAGCCAAAGAGAACAACGCTTCACCATTAGAAATGGAAGCAGTTGTTGCTGAGTTGCTGATTACTGTAAGATCATTTGAAGTAACTGTTAGTGTTCCTGCTCCTACAACTACGCCAGCAGCATCATATGCTACGGCAGAAATTGCGTCTGCGTTAGAACCTACAGCAATTGCTGGCTTCTTTACAGTTGTAACAACTTTGGCAATGTCACCATAAAATGTTACTTTCTCTGTTGCTAACAATGCTCCAGATTGTGAAGTAAGAGTAATTGTTCCTACGCCAGATGTTCCATCAGAGAATACTCCAATGTAGTTTCCTGCAGGTACAACTAATGATCTACCAAGACCGTTAATTGTTGTATGGTTTGTACCATACCCCAACATACCCGCTCCTGAAATTGTTGCTGTAACAGATTCTGAAGCAGAAGCATTAACAGCATTCTTTTGAGTTAAAACAATAACTGCTGCTGCATCAGATGAGACTGTCTTTGAAGCATATACAGTAGCATCTGTTGTTGCTGAAATTGTTTCTCCAGTATTAATAAAAGATGTTGTATAAGCAGTTGATGCCTTAAGGTCTGGAGCGGTAACAGTAACTGTCCATGTAATGGCAGCAGATGTAACTGAACCAGATGCGCTAGTCAATGTAGGAATAAATCTAACTACATATGATCCAGCGACGGTAGGCACATAAAATGATGATGTCAACTTTGCAGTAACATAACCAGAAGTATTAGTTGCTGGAGATACTGCTGCTGTTTTTGTGTCTGCTGATAGTGCCACTGTTGCGCTAGATGTTTCTGTAACGGCAAACTGTGGAACGCTAGCAGTAGATGGGGCAGATAGTACTGCAGATATTACCGAAACGGTATCTCCAATACTTGTTCCCAAAAATGATACTGATACTACTGCTGTTGCAGTCTCACCAGGATTAATTGTATCTGCTACGGCATCAATGGTGACAACGTCAGCATATACTGTAGCCTGTGTCGGAAGTGCCGACATCACGCCAAGTGTCAAGGCTGCAGCCAAGACTGTGGCAAGTTTCTTAAATGAATTCATTATTCTCCTTGTTAGTTTATATTAAGTTTAAGTTATCTAGAAAATCCTTAACATCGTTAGGCATTTCCCGATTATCTAATTCTACCATACGTTGCTGTTTTTCTGCAAGTCGAGTTGCAGAACTCCAGGTATGGACCTCAATTTCTGTATTATTATTCTTTGGGGTATGAGATATTGCCCCAAATACCGCTCCACAGACAGCATCCGCTAAGTCTTTGGATTTTTTACGAGGGTGATCTACTCTGTTTCCCTTCATAATTTTTAGTTCTGACATTTCTTCCAACAATAATGGAATCATAGGAATTGCTACTCGCTCTTCATAAACCATCATTGCTAAATCTTCGTAATGTTTTTTGGCAACTGAAACAGTTTCTGTTCTAATACCAACAGCCTGTAGTTCATTTTGAATATCAAATGATTGCCAGCGGTCAAAAGAAACCATGCCAATATTAAATCCTTCCCTACGTAAATTAATTATCCATTGTTTTACTTCAGATAAGTTAACTGGACCTTCTGATCTTGGTTCCCACCACACAACAGCATCAACAACAACTATAGGGGCTACCTGCTCATAATCTTTAATAACTTGAATGTTAACCCATTTGTCAACATGTGCAATAGCAACAGCACATTTGTCATGTTTTTGTGCAAGGTCAGCATGAATATAGTATGTTTTTTCTGGATCTGGTTTAAATGTCTCTTCAAACCTTTTAAACAAATCTATTGGATTTCTTGTATTCATACATTTTTCTAACTTTTCTTTTTGTTTAAAGAAGGCATCTGAGGCATACGTTGGGACACATGCAAAACGCATCATAGCATCACCAAGGTCTGTATAAAATGCTAGTTTAAAATCATCTATCTTTCTTGTTGGATTTACTTCCCATGTAGGTCTTTTAAATGCTAATACCCTTGGAACTTTGTAGGAAATAATTTGATCTTCTTCCCATGTAATTTCAAATTGATTGTTTGGGTCATTATGTGGTAAGTCTTCATTCATAATAAAAGTATGTTTCTTTTCTATTGATTCTTTTTCCATAATTACATCTTCATACCGTTTTGAAATAAAGTCACCTTGATAACGAGGGAATGAAAGAAGAACAACCTTACCAAGATCTGGAAAACGAGAGTCTACCGATCCACGAAATGCTTTATAAATATTTTCTGCAGTCTTACCTTGTTCATTACCAGTTCCAACCTCAGAAGCAAATCCAGAAATTTCATCAAGTACTGCAAGCAACAAGTTTAAACCTTCATGAGATTCTCTTTCTGAGTGCCCAGAGTAGACAGTGATTGATTTATCAAACTCAACACTATCAGCCTTAGCATTATACTTACCTGCAAACCAAGGAGATTTTTCAATCTTTGTTTTAAAACCTTTAAAGAAAACGTTCTTAGCCTGTTGTGCGTTAATGGCAACGTTAATTAAATCTATCGCATCCCCGCTTGGTTTTCCGAAGTATCTTGCGGGGTCTTT